CTTGATCAGTCATCTACAATAGTTGACTACCAGAAACAACTGGAGCAAAACATTCTGAAGATGAACTACAAATCTTTCACTCAGATTGTAGTTCTTGGTTCATCTACTTTTATTCCTTTCATGAAGATGCCTGTGGCATCTCGTCGAGAAATCATTGAAGATATTCTAGATATCCAAATCTTTTCTGTCATGAACACCCTGTTGAAAGACAAGGTACGTGACAATAATGAAGAGATCAAAGAACTAGAATATCAACTCAAATTGTCTACTGACAAAATCGAACTCCAGAAAACTTACATGCTGGAGATGGAGAAGAAGGCAAAGAGTGATATTGAGAAGAAAGAAAATGAAATTCTTTCATTGAAGGTAAGTCAATCAGGATCGATGAAGCAAGCTGCTGAACTGACGGTTGAAGTTGCTGATCTAAATGATCAAATTAAAACTTTTGCTGATAATAAAAAGAAACTCAAACAACTCAATACCTTCCGTGTGAAGATCCAGCAAAAGATCAGCACTTGTAAGAAAGATACTGAGTTCTTTATTAATAATCATGTGTGTCCTACATGTACACAGGAGATTGGACAGGACTTCCGAGATCAGAAGATCGATGAGGGTGACAAAGAATTACTGACCTTAGAGAAAGGCTTCGGTGATCTTGAGGAGTCTATCAAGCAAGAGGAGAATCGTGAATCAAAGTTCATGGAATTGTCTGAGCAAATTGTTGAAGTCAATTCTACTATTAATCAACTGAACTATGAGATTACATCTCTTGGTCAGCAGATTGGTAATGTGGAGACAGAGATCAAAGATCTTAATGCTCCCACCAGTAGCAAGAAAGCAGAGTTTGAAAAACTTAGTGCTTATGTTGATGATAAAAAAATAATTAAAGATCGTTTTATCACATCTAAAAAAGATAAAGATACATTAAGTGTTGCTGGTCAATTGTTGAAAGACAATGGAATCAAGAGTAGAATTATTAAACGATATCTTCCATCGATGAATAAACTCATCGGAGACTATCTCAGGAAGATGGATTTCTATGTTAACTTTACTCTCGATGAAAACTTTGAAGAGACTATTAAATCTAGATACAGGGATATCTTTACTTACGAATCTTTCAGTGAGGGAGAAAAATCTCGTATTGATCTTGCTCTGTTGCTTACTTGGCGTAGCATTGCTAAACTTAAGAATAGCGTGGATACTAACCTCCTTATCTTAGATGAGATATTTGATGGTTCACTGGATCAAAATGGTAGCAGTGAACTTGGTTGGATCCTACGTAACTTTGATGATAATACAAATGTATTTGTTATCAGTCACAAAGAGAGTCTAGAAGGTAAATTTGATAGAACTCTTAAATTTGAAAAGGTTAAGAACTTCAGTGTTGTAAACCTTTCCCTAGCAGAGACCGATTGACAAACTGTCCACTAAGACCCCTTGGTTACCTCAAGGGGTTTTATAGTATGTACATCAACCGAGAGGCACTATGATCAACCAAGAGATTCGGGGAAACCTAGCACGACTGCTCGCCACTGAAAATCTCGTGGTTGAGCACCGTAAAGTTGCCACTGCTTCTTTTGATGTTCTTAGTCGTGTGTTGACTCTGCCTATGTGGGACAAAGCATCCAACGTAGTCTATGATCTGCTGGTAGGGCATGAGGTTGGTCATGCTTTGTTCACACCTCCAGACCTTTGGGATGCTGATATTCCTAAAGACTTTATTAATGTTGTGGAAGATGCTCGTATTGAGAAATTAATGAAGCGTAAGTACGCTGGTCTCAATAAAGATTTCTATAACGGATATCAAGAACTTAATGAAGACGACTTCTTTGATATTGTAGATCAAGATCTTTCACAGTTCAATCTTATTGATCGTATTAATCTTCACTTTAAAATTGGTGCTTATGCTCGAATTCCTTTTGTTGAGGAGGAGCAGATTTTTGTTGATAAGGTCTCTAGAGTAGAGACATTCAAAGAGGTTATCGATCTATGTCGGGAACTAAAAGAATATCTTAATGAACCAAACAACGATGCCGAATCTATTAGTATCCCACAATCTTCACAGGATGGAGAAGAGTCTGATTCTGATGAAACCCAATCCGAAAATGAAAATTCTGAGAAACCTTGTGATACCGATGATGACTGTGGTAACGATGGTACAGATGAAACCGTTAGCGAATCTCTTATACAAGGTAAGCAGGGGGGTGATAAGTATGAATCACAAACTCAAAAATCCTTTGATGAAGCAGCAGAAGAACTAACAAATCAACGGAACTATGGTACGGAACCTGTGTATGTCGAAGTTCCTGAAGTTAATCTAGATCAAGTTATTGTAAACTATGACAAACTTCAAAACTATCTTGGCAAATACTGGGAAGATCTTAATGAGAATCGTAGACAACACTGGGGTAATATTTTTGAACAAGTGGATAGCAGTTTTACCGAGTTTAAAAAATCATCACAAAAAGAAGTAAACTACCTAGTAAAAGAATTTGAATGTCGTAAGTCTGCTGACGCTTATGCTCGTGCTGGTCAATCTAAGACTGGTGTGCTTGATACTTCTAAGCTTCATACTTATAAGTACAACGAAGATCTTTTCAAAAAAGTAACGGTTCTTCCTGATGGTAAGAATCATGGTATGATTTTTATTCTTGATTGGTCTGGTTCGATGGGCACGGTGCTCATGGATACTGTTAAACAACTCATAAATCTTTGTTGGTTCTGTCGTAAGGTTCAGATTCCTTTTGAAGTTTATTCTTTCACATATGAGTGGAATAATAATATCCTCCTCTGTGAAGAAGATAAAGTTAGACCCGAAGAATATTCATACGAACGTCGTCATAATAATCTATCTGTACATAAGAGATTTCATTTGCTGAACTTAGCAACTTCTTGTAGTAACAGTAATAGTTTTGATGACAGTCTTAAATATTTGTACCGTCTTGCTTATTACTACAGTAACAATACTACTTACTATCACAACCCTTTAGGTCTGGACTTGTCAGGAACACCTCTTAATGAAAGTTTGATTTCTCTCAAAACTATTATTCCCAATTTCCAAAAGAAAACTGGTGTACAAAAAGTAAACGTTTGTATTCTTACAGACGGCGAAGCAAACAACATTAGTTACGATGTTGATATATCTGTGCCAGATTCTCATATAGGAAATCGTAGTGTTCAATCTAACTGCTGTCTTCGTGATCGTAAATTAGGTATAACCTATCGTCATTTCAATTGGGAACATGAAAATAGTATTAGTTCTATTCTTTTAGAAAACTTGAAAGATAATTTCCCTCAAGTTAATTTTATTGGTTTCCGTATTGGTAGCGGCAATGACTTCAGTACTCTATATAAATCTATCTATGGATGGAGGCATGATCATGATGCTATCATGAAACAGTGGAGAAAAGTAAAATCCTGGGAACTGAGTGGTCTGGGTTATGATTCTCTATATGTTTTGGGGCAAACTACGTTGTCTTCTGATGTTGAGTTTGACGTTGAGCAAGGTGCTAAGAAAACTGAAATTAGTAAGTCTTTCCGTTCCATGCTCAAGGCAAAGACCACCAACAAAAAGATCCTCTCTTCCTTCGCTACAGTCATTTCTTAAACTGTCACAGGGCAGAGTGACTCTGCCCCACTCTGCCCTTATACTAAGTTCATCAACAAACAAAACAAATGCCTCGTCCTGCTCAAGTCGATATGATCCAACTGTTCTCTTACATCGAGAACAACTATGGTACTGAGGTTGGTACTACTGCCATTAAGGCAGGCGCTGAGTTCATGGGGTATTCATATGCCACGATTTGTAATCGTATGGAACCTTACAAGTCTGGACGTGGTAAGTGGAACCTGACTATCGATGAGGTACGGGACCAATTGGAAGACATGGTTGTTCCTACTGATCTTGTTCCACAGAAAGATAATTCTTTTGTTCCTTTTGGTAACTTTACTGATCTTAAAAAAATCTTAGGTTCTGGTATTTTTTATCCGCTATTCATTACTGGTATGTCTGGTAATGGCAAAACTTTCTCAGTTGAGCAAGCATGTGCTATTCTAAATAGGGAACTGATTCGTGTAAATATTACTATTGAAACTGATGAGGATGATCTTATTGGTGGTTTTCGCCTTGTGGATGGGTCAACAGTTTGGCATAACGGACCTGTCATTGAAGCACTCGAACGTGGGGCAGTCTTGCTCCTCGATGAGGTTGACCTGGCTAGCAACAAAATCCTCTGCTTACAATCCATTCTTGAGGGTAAGGGGGTGTTTCTGAAAAAAACTGGTTGCTATGTTAATCCTGCTCCTGGATTTACAGTAGTTGCTACTGCCAATACTAAGGGTAAAGGATCTGACGACGGTCGCTTCATTGGTACTAATGTTTTGAACGAGGCATTCCTCGAACGGTTTGCTCTCACTTTTGAGCAAGAGTATCCCACTCCTGCTATCGAATCTAAAATTCTTTGTAAGGTTTGTGATGATACTGAGTTTGTCTCCCGTCTAGTTGATTGGGCAGACATCATTCGTAAGACTTTCAATGATGGTGGTATCGATGAGATCATTAGTACCCGCCGCCTTGTTCACATCACTACTGCTTATAAAATTTTTGGTAAGAGAATGAAAGCAATTGAGTCTTGTGTCAATCGTTTTGATGACGAGACTAAAGAATCATTCTTATCGCTTTATGGAAAAATTGACGACAAAGTAGAAACCATAGAAACCCTGGAGGAAGAAAATGTCTGATTGTCAAGACCAACGTTACCTAGATGATATGATTGCTGATGCCCAAGCGTATATCGATGATAAAGAAAACGAGTTTCATGGATATCGTGGAGACATTGCCCACCTCAAAGATGGGCGGTCTGGCAAAATCCTTGATGGTAAAGGTTTAAAACTCTTTCTTCAAGACGTTGACGGAAATGACTTTGAATGCTATCATGATGAACTGGAGTACATCTTCACCCCATAATAAATGAAAAAATACAATGAAGACGCTCTGTTAAAAGAGCTAAGTGATTACATTGCTGGAACTTATGGACAACACTATTCTGCTGGAAACGACAGCATCCAAACGTTAGATCTAATTGAAGCATGTGGAGATGCTGAGGCATTCTGCCGTAGCAACATCCTGAAGTATGCTTCACGCTATGATAGGAAAGGAACAGCTCGAAGGGACATTATCAAGATCCTTCACTATGCTTTACTACTATTACATTTTTCTGATAAATCTCAAATTACTGAGGAGTACCCTAATCGATGAGTCAACTTTCACTTACGCCCCAAACTACATCTGTCCTGAAGAACTTCTCGACAATCAATGGATCTATTATGATTCGTGAGGGTAATGTGTTGAAGACAATCAGTGTTGGTGAGAACATGATTGCTCAGTACACCTCCCCTGAAATGTTTCCTAAGACATGTGGTATCTATGATCTAGGTCAGTTCCTTATGGGTCTGAGTTTGTTTCAAGATCCTGGTCTTAACTTTGAAAACGATGAGTATGTTACCATCACTGGTCATCGTCGCTCTGCTAAGTATTACTTCTCCGATCCTGAGATTACCCTGAAGTCTGCTCCTGATCGTGATGTCAAGTTCCCTGGTGCTGACCTGGAGTTCTTCCTGTCAGCTGAAGATCTTGTTCAACTCCAGAAAGCATCTGGTGTTTACAACTTGCCTGACCTATCTTTTGTTTCTACTGAAAATGGTGTAGTTACTCTCAATCTTTGTGACAAAGAGAATGATACTGCTAACGCTTACACTCAAGAAATTCAAGGTACATCTACAGGATCTTACGAACTCTTTCTGAAAGTCGAGAACCTTAAACTATTTCCTGGTGACTACAATGTAAAGATCTCTAGTAAATTGATTACCGAGTGGCGTCACGTCACACTTGACCTTGTATACTATATTGCTCTTGAGCCTTGATTATGAAAAAATTTCTTTGGGTTGAACAGTACCGTCCCAGTAATATTTCTGACTGTATCCTTCCCGAGAATATTAAAAACTCTTTCAACGGGTTTGTCCAACAGGGAGAAATCCCTAACCTATTACTTGCTGGCACCGCTGGTATCGGTAAGACTACTGTTGCTAAGGCGTTGTGTGAGGAGATAGGTGCTTCCTACATCGTGGTCAATGGATCCGATGAGGGACGCTTTCTAGACACTGTGAGGAACCGTGTGAGGCAGTTTGCTACAACTGTCTCCCTGACCTCTGGAGGCGCTCACAAGGTCGTTATCATTGATGAGGCAGACAACACCACCAATGATGTTCAACTGTCTCTCAGGGCAGCTGTTGAGGAGTTCCATAGCAACTGTCGATTCATCTTCACCTGTAACTTCCCTAACAAGATCATTGAACCTCTCCATAGTCGTTGTACTGTGGTGGACTTCAAGATCAATACCGAACAGGCAATGGAGCTCCAGGGTCAGTTCTTTGCTAGACTGAAAGAGATTCTTGATGAACAGAATGTCGAGTATCAAGACAAAGTATTAGCGAAGGTTGTCAAGCGTTACTATCCTGACTGGCGTCGTCTTATTAATGAGTGTCAACGCTTTGCTGCTAGTGGCGGTATTAATACTGCTATCCTTGCTAATGTTGCTGACATTAACTTAGACGCTCTCATTCGTTCTCTCAAAGCAAAGGAGTTTACTATTGTACGTAAGTGGGTTGTTGATAACATCAACAATGATCCTGTTACTGTAATGAGAAAACTCTATGATGTCATGTACGATAATCTCAAGGGAGGATCTATTCCAGAGGCAGTGTTGATCATTGCCAAATACTCTAGAGACATTCAAATTGTTCCCGATCAAGAGATCAACCTGTTGGCATGTCTAACAGAGATCATGATGAGTTGTGAATTCAAATGATTAAAACTACACCCGAAAATGTAAAGGAAGCAAATGAAGGTCTCTTCTATGCTACAATGAACCTACCCCATGCTGCTGTTCATTGTGGAATGACAGAGCGTGAAATGAAAATGATCTTTCGTGAATACCTAAAATACCATGCCCCAGACTTTGAAATCCCTGAAAACACCTTTACGTTACCCAGGCGGGAAGAGTCGTGCCCTGAGTAAACTCTTTCAGTATATTCCTAACCTGAAAGATTACACTGAGTATCGTGAACCATTTCTTGGTGGTGGTTCTGTAGCATTAGAAATCGGTAAACGATATCCAAACCTAAACATCTGGGTCAATGATCTTTATGGACCACTCTATAACTTCTGGCGAGTGCTTCAGGACCAGAGTGACGAACTTCATTCTACGTTAGTACAATTAAAAACTAGTCATCCAGATCAAACATCAGCGAAAACTTTATTCTTAGATTCTAAGGAACAACTAAATGATGATTCTACGTCCGATGTATATCGTGCTGTGTGCTTTTACATTGTTAATAAGTGCTCTTTTTCTGGTCTCACAGAATCCAGCTCCTTCAGCAAGTCAGCGTCAGATAGCAATTTCTCGATGCGAGGCATTGATAAACTCCTTGAATATTCAAGAATGATTTCTAAGTGGAAGATTACTAATCTATCCTACGAAGAACTATTCTGTGATAGCAAGTCAACCTTTGTTTATCTAGATCCTCCTTATGAGATCGGATCTAATCTTTATGGCAAACGAGGCAACATGCATAAAGGATTCGACCACGATCTGTTTGCTAGTGATTGTGATCGCTTTATCTCACATCAACTTGTTAGCTACAACTCGTCACAGATAATTCGAGACCGCTTCAAGAAGGGGTGGACAGTTGCTGAATTTGCACACACTTACACCATGAGGAGCGTGGGGAGTTATAATATAGATCAAGCAAGCAGGACCGAACTGGTCCTTATGAACTATGAAATGTGAAGTCAAACTCTACGTTGCTGGTACGGTCTTCAAGGAAGAGGTTATCGCTCGTAACTACGAAGAAGCACGTCAAGTTGCTCTGGCACGTAACCCTAATGCTAAGGTCATGGGAGTCACTGCTGTATTTAAATAATGGAAAATGGAACTAAAAGACTACCTGTATAGCATCAATCAATCTAAGAAGAATATCATCAAAGATGATCCAGAGGCGGAGCGAAAGTATCCGCCTTTTATTGTGAACAAATGCTTGTCATCTTTCACTGATACTATTCTCTATGCTAATGAGATGAACAAGAACCCTCATCTAGACAAGAGATTGCAATATGATTTTTTTATAAATAGTTTGAAGCCACGGAAACGTTTCACTCCTTGGTTACGTAAAGAAACTCTTGAAGAGTTGGAACTTGTAAAGCAATACTATGGTTATAGCCATAATAAAGCATTAGAAGCTTTAAACATTCTCACTAAAGAGGAACTTGATTCTATAAGAAAATCATTGAATAAAGGTGGCATGAAATGAATACAGATATTGAAGTAACTTGGCAACCCGCTGACATGGTGGAAGTTACCTTGGGACAACCAGATGATTTCCTTAAGGTGAGAGAAACCCTCACACGTATTGGTGTAGCATCCAGAAAAGAAAGGAAACTATATCAGTCTTGTCATATTTTACACAAGCAAGGTAGGTATTACATCGTTCACTTCAAAGAGCTGTTCGCTCTTGATGGAAAGAATACAAATCTTTCTTTGAATGATGTACAAAGACGTAACAGAATCCTTCAACTTCTTTCGGATTGGGGATTAGTTTCTGTTGTGGACCACGAAAAAATTACTGACGTTGCTCCACTTAATCAAATTAAAGTCCTGGCCTTCAAAGAGAAGGATGAATGGATACTTGAGAGTAAATACAATATCGGTCGTAAGAAGACTGAAGTATAATCCGAATTGAAAGGTAGGGTTAACCACTCTACCCTTTTTTGTGTCTTGGTTAAATAGTACTGGACGCCTTCGGGGTCCATACAAAAAATCTCGCTTATCAAGGAGAATACCATGACAAACACTTGGGATCTATACCTACCACATGCGGTGGGTTTAAATGACATGTTCCATCGATTAGATTCGATGTCTGCTCATAATAAAAATTACCCCCCGTACAATTTAATAAAACATGACACCAGTAACTACGAAGTTCAACTCGCTCTTGCAGGATTTAAAAGAGAAGAGATTGAAGTATCTACTGAATCAAACATTCTCAAAGTTGCCAGCAAAATTTCAAGAAAAGATCCTGAAACAGAATACTTACACAAGGGAGTCTCTCGAAGATCATTCTGTAGCACTTGGCAACTCGGTGACGATGTTAGAGTTGTGGATGTAGACTTTACTGATGGTCTCTTGGGTATTTCTTTGGAGAAAATTGTACCCGATCACCAAAAGAAAACGGTGTACACCATCGGAGAGCAGGTCTCAGACAAGCAATTTCTGACAGAATAAATATTGTCACAGGGTTGCTTGTCAACCCTGTATTTTTTTGGTATAATATAGGAAACCAAATTCTATTATGAGTTCGATTAATGTGGTACACTTGGTTTCTGGGGAACAAGTCATCACCAAACTCACCGAGTTGAGAGACAAGGATGGGGAACCTTTTTGTTTCTTGTTTGAGATGCCCATGGTTTTAACTTTGGTTCCTGGGCAAACTGAACAAGAAACCTCCATCAATTATTTTCCTTGGAGTCCTTTTAGTTCTTCCAAGGAATTTAGAGTTGGGTTTGAAAAAATAATTAGTATAGCAGAACCAACAGCACATGTTGTTGAAAGTTATATTGATATCAATCAACCAGTATTCCCTATTCTTTCCCCAGAAGAATTTGAGAAGTTTAAAAAATCACGAGGAGCAACTAACTAATGAGCGAAGATACATCCACACTAAACCCATCAATCGTTGTATTGAAAACGGGTGAAAAACTAATCACCATTCTTCAAGAAGTTTTTGAAGGTGAAGGTGATACCAAAAAAGGTGTATGTTTAGTAATGAACTATCCATATGAACTGTCTCTAATTGCTGTTCCTAATGAAGATGATCCTGAAAAAGATCTCCAAGTAAAGTACAGTAAGTGGTGTCCTTATTCTGTAGAGAATTCTTTCCGAATTCCTTATGATGGTATTCTTACTATTGGAACTCCTGATCCTGGTTTGACCTCGGCGTACATGGCAAAAGTGAGTGTTGCTAAGGGTGCTGACGTTCCCGATTCTATGCCACCATCTGGAGCTGAAGATAGTCCTAACTGGCAGATGCAGCAGCAATTGGTACAGCAAGCAGTTTACGATTCTAGTGTCCCTGCTCCTATTAATCCCGAGGTTGTATGATCAAACTTCTTAAGTTTGATGGTCACTGGCTCGTAGCAGAAATTGAAGAAATTCCTGGTACTGAGTTCGGTCAACCCGATTGTATGCTAAAATACCCATGTGAGGTAAATGGGGATGGGGCAGTGCCCTTTCCTCCTTACAGTGACGACAAAGAACTGACGGTTCGTTCAGAAAGCATTACTGTTATTGCTGAACCAAGCGCCATGTTCATGTCCCTTTATTATGATCTGAAAGACAAAGAGAGCGAATGAAGTTTTACACCAGTGTTCAGCAAGCAGGGAACACTATCCTAATTCGTGGTTATGATCATGGTAGGCAGTTTAGTGATCGGGTAAAGTTCAACCCGACACTGTTCTTGCCTACCCAAAAACCTTCTGAGTGGAAGACACTCGATGGCAAAAGTGTTCGCCCTGTTCTACAGGGAACGATCAAAGATGCTCGTCAGTTTGTTGACACCCATAAGGAGATGGAAGACTTTCCTGTCTATGGTCAGACACGATACAACAACCAGTACATCCTTCAGGAGTATCCATGGGATGAGATGAAGTTTGATATGAACCAGATTCGTATCTTCACCCTTGACATCGAGACTGGTGCTGAGAATGGTTTCCCTGACATCGAGACTGCCGACCAGGAGATCCTTCTAATCTCCCTGAAGGACTCTCACACTGGTCGTATCACTGTGTTCGGTGCTCGCCCTTACGAGAGCACAGACCCTGATGTAGACTACCTTGAGTTTAAGACTGAAGTAGGACTGCTAAAGGCATTTATCCACTTCTGGATTTCTAACTTCCCTGATGTAATCACAGGTTGGAACGTTCAGTTGTTTGATATGCCGTACATCATCAAACGTATTGAACGTATTATTGGTGAGCGAGAATCCAAGATGATTTCTCCGTGGAAGAGTATTCTTTATCGTGAGATTTATATCAAAGGTCGTAAGCAAATTGCTTATGATATCTCAGGCATTGCCACACTAGACTATCTTGAATTGTATCGTAAGTTTACTTACA